CCGGTTATATGGGGTTATAGCTGGCTGGGGGTCAGGGACTCGAACCCCGATCTTCGGCTTCAAAGGCCGCTATCACTACCATTAGACGAACCCCCAAGGGTTCAGAACCTGACCTATATATAACCTAACAACCCGCCTCGCTGCCCATCAGGGCTTCCCAAGACACGGGGAAGACCTTGGCGCACTCATACGCAATCTTCTCTGCGATCTCGCGGGTCTCGGCTTGGGCGTGGGCGTCGAGCCGCAGCTTGCAGACCCGGGAGAAGAACAGCAGGCTTCCAGTCCAGATCCACGTTGTCATGGATGCCAACGGCAGCACGCCCCGGGCCATCTCAGGGGCAACGCCATGCTCCAGCAACGTGTAATAAGCCTCCGTGGCAATGCCCACTGCCGCGTTGTACGTGCGGTTGCAGATGTATGTATTGCCATCATCAAGCGGCCCGCCAGACCCCTGCTTCACGTTGTCGGCCCGGCCTCGCCACTGGTCAGGCGTATGGACGGTCGGTTCATCATCCACATACCGGCGGCTCTCCTCGGACCAGACGCCACCCACTTGATGCTTGGCAAGCTGGCGGGCCACGAAGATGGGCGCCTTGATCCTGAACCGGATGTGCGGATGGGCGAACGGCATGATGTGCTGGTGCTTGGCGAGATAGCGGATCAGCTTGGCGTCCGCCTCGTCGAAGACGGCCTTCTCCTTGCCGAACGATGCCCGGGCGGCGTTGACCACGGTCAGGTCATCGTCGAGCGTCGGGAACGAGTGAACGATCATAGCTTGGCCTCATCCATCTTCAGCTTGCCATAGGGGGTAATGGCCCACCCGTACACCAGTGTGCCACGGGCGCCCGATTGAGGGGGCGTCAGAGCCAATTCGATCAGGCCCTCCTCTGCCATATCATGGAGGTATTGCAGGGACGTTTTGACCGGCATCAGGCGGAAAGGCAGCGCCTCGCCGTGCGCCCACATGGCTCGCAGGAGCAGAAGTTGCTTCTTCTTCATCGCGGCCCTACTCCCTTGAACATAGCCTCAATGGCGCGCCGCAGTTCATCCCGGTCGTACACGGGGTCTCCAGCCTCATGCTGGATGTGCAAGGCGTGCGTGAACATGATGCCTATCAATTCATCTTTGCGGGTGGCGGCACGCACATGCCTTCCCCACCATGCCTCTTCGCGCCTACCTTTGTCGCAACCGGCCTCAAAGAGGTCGAAAAGCTCGCGTGGCGTCAGATGAAAGACGGGCTGGTCAGACACATCGGTCATATCTCAATCTCCTTCACGTAGAGGCCCGCTTGATTGAACATCTCCCGGCCGATGCGGCAGCTTTCCTCCCACCGCTCACCGGCAGGCGGCGACACCACCTTCTGGATATGCGACTGGATGATCGCCCCGGCGCAGTGCGAGCAGGGCGGCATGGGCCAGACATAGATCGCCGCGCCAACCAGCGGCTGCTGGGCAAACAGGATGGCATTAAGTTCGGCATGGACGATGCGCGGGTATTTGCGTTCGCGGTCGGCAAGGCCCTCATCAGGCACGCCGGTCGGGAAGCCGTTGTAGCCCACGCTCAGGATGCGGTGATGGATGTCCGCAATGACAGCCCCCACCTTGGTCGAGGGGTCTTTGGACCATCCGGCGATGTGTTGGGCGAGGGCCAGCATCCGCCGATCCCACGCCTGCATCCTCTCGGAGAAGACAAGCGTCATGTAACATATCCTATCACACTGCATATAACGGCGGGGGCGCGGCTCCCTTGTGCTCAAGGCCACCGGCAACCTCCGCTGCCCACTCGGGCTTGCGGACAAGGATACCGATGTCGCGCAGGTGCTTCATCGCCATTGACACCGTATCGACGATATCGTCGTGCTTTCCCTTCGGGAATGAAGCAGTCTGCGTGATGACCTGATCGGCCCACGCGCGGTCAGGGGCGTGGACCAGTCCTTCGGCGAACAGATGGCTGATGGAGTGCAGCCGGGCCAGCTTGTCCTGCCCCTTGGGGTCGATTAGCTGGACGGCCCAGTCCTCATGGGCATACAGCCGCCGCATCTCTTGGGCCACGCTGATGCCCGACGCCTTGTTCTCGATCAGCAGCCGGTCAACCTTCATCTCCTTGCACGTCTTGGCGATCTTGATGACCAGTTCGTGTAACTCTAGGCGTTCTGCCCAGCCCTGCATCAGGATCACGCGGGGCATCTCGGTCGCGCCGATGCCCATGCCGGGGTTTTGCAGGCTGGTGGCAAGGTCAAAGCGGTCCTCGCTCTCGCCCCGGTCCACGCTGCCGCCGTCGTGGCGGATGAAGCGGGTGGTTGGCATGGCCTGCGCGCCGCTGAACACGCCCCAGACCGTCATGGCGCTGTAGTCGTTGCTGGTCTTCATCGTGTAAGCGGTGTCCACGCTGGCGATGATCAGGCTCATCGGCGGGTAGCTTTCCTGATCATAGGGCTGCCACCACTCGCGCTTGATGATACCGCCGCCCTTTGGCTCTGGCCGCTGCTGAAGCTGCCCGGCAGCCGCCCACGGACCTAGTGCCTTCTCCAGCCCCTTCACTTCAGGCTCGCCGAACCGCTCGGGCCACAGAAGTTCGCCCTCCTCGACGCGGGGATCTTGCCAGCCAATGGTGGTGACGAATGATCGGTCGCGCTCAAAGCGCATGGGCAGGCAGAGGTGCGTCCAGTCGCCCGCCTGCTTCTCCAGAACGTGCCCGGTGAGATCCTGCTCGGCCAGCCGCTGCTGGATGATGATGTAAGCGCCCGTCTTAGGATCGTTCAGGCGCGTGCTCATGGCGCTGTCCCACCACTCCACAGTGCTGTCGATCACAGCCTCTGAGGTGGCATCCTGAGCGCCATTAGGATCGTCGATGATGATGATGCCCGCGCCTTCGCCGGTCACGGCCGCGCCTACCGAGGTCGCCAGCCGGACGCCGCCCTGATCGTTGTCGTACCGGCCCTTGGTGTTCTGGTCCGACGTGAGGGTGAACCGCTCGCCCCAGAGGCTGCGATACCACGGGCTTTCGATCAGGCGGCGGCTCTTCACGTTGTCGCGCAGGGCTAGCTGCCCGGCGTATGAGGCCGAGAGGAACTGGACCCCCGGCCCACTGGTGGCGCTGCGGTGCTGCTGCGCCCAGACCCACGCCGGAAAGGCCACGCTGGTGACGCTGCTCTTGGCGCAGCGCGGCGGAATGTTGATGATCAGGCGGCGGATCTCGCCATCGGCCACCGCCTGCAGGTGCTCTGCCACGGCCTCGATGGGCCAGCCGGGCGTGAACGGGGACGGGTCGAACCAGCGCCAAGCATATTGAAGGAAAGTGTACAGATCCTCCTCGCACGCCACCCGGTCGAGGTCGCGCAGCGTAGCCTCCGCGTCGAGCAGGTTACCGTCGAGGGTGATCAGGCCCATTAGCGCCAGCCGTCCCAGCCATCAGCGACCAGCACCAGAATGGTGATCGTCAGGACCGCCATGATGCCCATGGCCGTGTATGCGGTCAGATGGTCCATATCGGCCTCCAGTTCGGCACTTCATCCCATGCCAGCACCCAGTCCATCGGCACGACCGATGAGACCTTGGATGCAGGGTCAATCGGCCAGACGCTCCCGAAGATATAGAAGGCGCTCTGCATGGCCTCGATGCCCCCGAGGTCGTGAAGCTCCTGCCCGATCTGCCGCCCCTTGTCGGTCATGACATCCCCGGCGCGGGCAAGCTCGACCATCCGCGTGATCAGGGCGTCGAACTCCACATCAGTCTTGCTCGTATCAATCTGTTTCATCTTCGTCCTCCTGATGTTCTATCACGGGAAGCCGGGCCTTCATCAGTGCGGCGCGAAGTTCTTCCCTCGCCTCATGGGATAATGCCTCTACGTCCAGTCTAACTGGCTGGATCTGGACTGGTCCACCGCCTTCGCCAGTCACCTCTGTGATCTTGCGCTCTGTGTAGTCTTGCCGGAACCTAGCCTGCATGGATGTGCGCCAGATTGTTGCGTTAAACTTGTCCATGAACATCCCGGCTTTGCCCGTTTCCTCCCACCAATACTGCTCTGCCATCTTGGCTTTCTTGAGTGCTGTGGAAAATTCGGGATGCCGATCTGCCCAATCGAGTAAGTTGTCGCGCAATACACCTAATAGGTGTGCGATGCTATTAAGGCTATGCCCCTGTGCGCCTAGCTCTATGACGGCATCACAATACTCTGGCATGTAGAGGCTTGGCCGACCGACAGATCTCTTCAGCTTGTCTATGCTGGCAGTGATCTTGTCGGCCGGAACTAGCACGTCCTTCGGAACGCCGAGCCGCTGACTTGCGTCTGGTTTAGGCGGCGTCTTCTTCCGAGGGGGCATTGCTGTCGTGTCCTATCTGGAGGCTCAGTTCACGACCCTTGGGGCTATGTTGCCTACGGTGATGATCTTCCCCTGCTCTTCCGCCAAGCGCAGTGCCTCTTTCAACCGTACTTCAAAGAGTCTGTCGTGTTCATTCTGAGCCTCGGGGTCAAGATTCCGAGACTGCTTAAGGTCTCGATTAATCTCGGCGATCATTTCCTCAACTGTCCTTGCCTTATCGCTCATGGTCATATCATGTCTCCTTGTCCTGCTTGCAGTTTATCCTGCCAAGCTATTGGTATCAATGCTTTTTCGGGCCGACCATCCCCTCCAGATCCTCTAGCGGATACATCTTGAAAGCACTCATGGGAATATAGGCCACCTCGTCATGGTCGTTCGGATCATTGCGATCCTTCCGGCCGTTCCAGCCCGTAGTGTATGGGCATGTCATGGCGTCCGCCACCCCAAGGCAATCGTCCCACCGTACGATGATGCGGGCATGGCTTTCCGTGCCACTGGTGACCGCTCGCAGGGCCGTGATCTTGGATAGGTCGATCATGTAGGTGGGGTATTTGGTGGACAGGTTCCAGCGGCACTTAACCTCGGCCCAGCCCCAGCCCTTGCCGTTTCGGGTGAGCACGAAGTCGATCTCGCCGAGGTCTTTGGTCTTGTGACCAGCAATGCCAAAGCGTCGGGTCACGCTGTCCATGACCCGACGTTCGTTGGCTAGTGTCTGTGCGTCTTCATAGATCGGCATCTGCCGTCATGCCGAGAGCGTGGGTGTACAGATCCAGCAGGGCCTCCTGCTCCTCGCGCTCGGCCCGGTCCAGCTTACGCAGGCGGACGATCTGCCGGATGATCTTGGGGTCGAACCCGTTGAGCTTGCTTTCGGTGTACACGTCGCGGATGTCACCAGCGATGTCGGCCTTCCGCTCTTCCAGCGTCTCGATCCGCGTGACAATGCTGTGAAGCTGCTCTGCGGCAATTCCCTGCGTCGAGACATACTTCGTTTGGTCTTCCATATCGTTTCCTTTCATGATCCTGATCCACCCACCCGGCGGTCCGTGTAGGACAGCCATCCAATCTCACAGGCCGCCGGGTAGGGGTGGGGAGGGTCCATCCCCGTGCTTTATCGGACCCCCGACAGGCGCTGACAGCCCGCTAGGCGCTGTCCACGGGACGATCAAACTGGTCGGGAGGCCATCCCATGTTTCAGCCTCCCGGGGACACGCGCTAGCCAGATCGTAAACAAGGAGGAAACCCCAGTAACTGGCTCATGGGACGGTAGCGGCCGATACAAGCAGGAGACCAGACCCCGCCGCTGCCCCTATTATATCCGCGTCGGGTGCCGGGGTAAAAATAATTCGATCTTTTTTTATTTTCCCTATTTACTCCCAAATCGAGAGGTGCCATAACATCCCTACGGCCGATGGCCGCAGGAGACACGACCATGACGCACCCCGTAGCCGCCGCCATCCTCCCCCTCCGCGACGACGCCATTGAGCGCGCCGACCTGCTTGCCCGCGAGCATATCGCCCGCCTGATCGCCAAGCTCGAAGAAGCTAACTGGAACCTTTGCGCCATTGCGCCCCGCCCGAACTCCCTGCGCGACAGCCGCGAGAAGTATCTGACCGCCCAGCGCCGCCGCGCACAGTTCTCGGCAATCACCACGTTTGTGCAGGACAAGCCTTACCGCCGCTTCAATGACCCCGAGTTCCGCGCCCGCAGCCCAGAGCGTGAAGCAGCCTTTATCGCGGCAGCCAAGGAAGCTGCTGGCGTCCAGTACGATCTTTTCGTGGCAAAGCTGGTGGGCAAGATTGGCGACTGCGATGACGCGACGATCTCGGGCAACCACGTCTGGAGCCACTCGATCCTGACCGTCACTAAGGGCGGCACCGTCGAGCGGTGGAAGACCCAGCAGATCCACAACATCTCGAAGCTGGGCCTGCTCTTCAACCAGTGGCCCAGCCGGAAGGTGAAGTGAGCCTTCCGTAGGCTATTCCGCAATTCGCCGCGATATCTGGCGGATTGCGGAATTACCCGGCAGCGTCCTCGCGCATGGCGTTGACCATGAGGGTCGCGTAGCCGACGATGTCCACCGGGTTGTCGATGTACGTCACGTCGCCGTTCAGCATCCGGCCGATCTTGTGGGCGATTAGCTCCAGAGCTTCCTTTTGGGCGTCGGTTAAAAGCGCCCACTTAGGTGCGGCCATCATCACCCGCTTGATGCCCTGACTGATGGCTGCGTGGTCAGGGAACGCCCCGTAGCGGTTGCCGCGCTCGGCCAAGATCTTGTCGATTTCCATATTCGTATCCTTTCTCAAACTATTTTCAGTTTACCCGCATTTAGGTGGTTGACCATCTGCGGCCGATGGCCCATAACACCCCCACGGCCGATGGCCGCAGGAGACACGAAATGACCACCATCGACTTCACCCGCGTCCTGACCGCCCGCCTCGCCGTCCTCGACCGCAACGTCGAGAAGCTCAACCGCCGCGCCGCCAAGAAGGGCGTCGGCTCCTTCGGCTACACCGTCGTCGGCACCAGCACCGAGAAGGCCTGCGATGTCGATGGCCGCGTCCTGCGCGATGCCAACGGCGTTGCCCTGCTGGTCCACTACACCCACGTCGTGCCGACCGGCGAGCCGCTGAAGCTGGCTGGCTGGACCATCGTCGCCTCGCTCGACCACACCACCGAGGCCGGTGTGCTGGTCCTCGTCGCCCCGGGCCAGACGGTCCCCGTCGAGTACCGCACCGCCGAGCCGATCTGCCAGCACTGCTCGATCCGCCGCCAGCGCAACAGCACCATCGTGCTGCGCCACGAAGACGGCCGCTTCCTGCAGGTCGGCCGCAACTGCCTGCGCGACTTCCTCGGGATCGACCCGGCCGCCGCGCTCGCCAGCCACGCCCTCTACGGCGACCTCTGCCGCTTCCTGAGCGATGACGAGGGCTTCGACCGCTCCGAGGCTTCGTACGATGTCGCCAGCTTCCTCTCGCACGTCGCTTACCACATCCGCACGACGGGCTGGATCAGCCGCAGCACCGCCCGCAACAGCTACGACGCCATCGAGTCCACCTCGTCGCGTGCGATCTACACCCTGCGCCTGCTGCCCGAGCATAAGGGCTACATCGTCCCCAGCGAGGCCGACGCTGCCCGCGCCGAGGCTGCTCTGGAGTGGGCGCGCTCGCTCGACATCAGCGACGAGAGCCTCTCGGACTACCTGCACAGCGTGGCCGTGGCCTGCGCCAGCGAGTGCCTGCACCCCCGCACCGAGGGCATCGTAGCCTCGATCATCCCCGCCTATGACCGCGTCCTCGGTCAGGAAGTGGCCCGCCGCCAGACCACCGACCTCAAGACCACGTCGCGCTTCATCGGCACTGTGGGCGACCGCATCGAGGTTGACGCCTTGATCCTCGACCGCCGCTCTGGCGAGGGCAACTACGGTCCTTGGACGCTGATCCGCTACGTCGTGGACGGCTCTGTCCTGACGTGGTTTGCCTCTGGCGAGCCTGCAGAGGCCCTCTGCGCCATCGGCACCACTGTCCGCATCAAGGCCACCGTCAAGGATCACAAGGACCGCGACGGCCTCCAGCAGACGGGCGTCAGCCGGGTGGCGGTAGCCAAGGCCAAGGCGGCCAAGAAGGCCGCCTGATACCCCTTTACAGGCGCGGCCAGTGGCCCTATACCGGGGTCACGGCCGAGGCCGAGGAGACAACGACATGACCGAAGTAGCTAGCTGGGACGATGAGTTTGAAGAACTCGCAATGCGTATTCGCGTTGAGGGGGATGACCAAGACGCCGATCCCGTCGTTCAGGCCCGCCGCAAGGCTCGGGCCGAAGCCGAGGCAGCGGCCATTGCGCGGCAGATTGCCCGCGAAATCTCCGAGGGCATCCGCGATGCCGAGGGCAACCTGATTGAGAACGAAGACGATGAGGACGAGGACGAGGACGAGCCAGAACCCGACGAATATCTGAAGTGGATACACTTCAGCGACAAGGAAGAGGGGGAGTAATCCCCCTTTCCACCATCCAGCCCCCTGAGAACCGATATCCCTAGGAGAAATGATATGACGCCAGACCAGTTCACCGCCGCCCTTGCCGAGTTCAAGCTGGGCACCGGAGAGGCCGCCAAGGCCCTCGGGGTTGACCGCCGCACCATCCAGCGTTGGGCCTCTGGAGACCGCGCCTGCCATCCCGTGCTGATCCGCCTGTTCGCCGCGTGGCGGCAGCATCCTGACTTGATCGGGGGTGCCCATGCGTGACGAGGCTACCCTCGACAAGCTCCGCGCTAGCGGCCTGCTGCATGATCTTGCACGGGCCGCACACGCCTGCGACATCGCCGATAACGACGGGCACCTAAACGCCGCTCTGGATCGTTTGGGGTGGGTTGTAGACGCTATCAGCGACCTTTTGTTGGGGCTGGATTAATCCCGCTCGATGAACACCTGAACCTTCCCGACCAAGGAAGTGTTCAGGATCATCGGACCCTTCTCGGTCCAATAATTCTTGCCGGTGGATCTGTCCTGCTCCCGGTAGAACTGCGTGAACAGCAGGAAATCCTCTGAGCAAAGCTCGGCCCTGAACTCACTGATGGAGCCGACCGGGTAGTCACAGATCATCTGGTGGACGAGGTTATTAGCCGCGCTAGGCATATTCATCGTAATCAAGAACTTCACGGCTGCTGCTCCAGTATCAAGTGCCTCCTTGATCCCCAGCAGCAATGTGGACGATGCGGCAGCCAGAAGCAAACAATCTTGCAGCCTTGTCCAGCGCCCAGTCGGGCGTAGGGGCGTAGACGTGGCTGTCGGCCTCGTCCCAGCCCGATCCCCTAGCGTGGCCCTCCACCCACGGCGTGGACATGATCCTCGCCATCCATAGGATCTGCTTTTCGGGGGTCATTCATCCTCCTAACGCGGCGGTTGAACTGCCGCTTGGCTGCTTTGGCGTCTCCGGCACGGCGTTTGTGGAAGCGCCGAGCCTGCGTCAGCATGTCGTATTCGTCGCCGCTCTTGAGGCTACAGCCCGTCGATTTCTCGGATGCCATTGACGTCAGCCCTTACGTTGACCAGCCCGTTCCACGCCCGCGCCAGAGAGTAGACGGCGTCATCATAGCCCAAGAAGTTATCGGCCGTTCTAGGGGCGTATTTGACCCCTACAAGCCCAGCAATGTGGGCGGGGGTCCAACCGGCCTCCCGCAGCCACATCACATGCTCTAGGGCAACCTCGATGGCGTAATCGTCCTCTACCATTGCTGCCAGAGGCTAAAGAGGATGAGGCCGAGGCAGATGCCGCCCGCGATTTCAACGACCAGCATCATCTGGACCTCCCATCATGATGTCCATGATGTTGAGCAGGACGTGGGCGAGGAAAACGCCAATGGTAATTTGGGCAATGAGCATCATGCTAGCACCACATAATACAACATACCCACAGCAAAGAACGACCAGATGGTCAGAAACTCAAGAGTGAAGCGCAAAACGTTAGACATTTCACAAGTCCTTCTCTCCATATCATCTTCTCGATGACTGTCTGCTCAAGTGTCGGCTGGTCTACGTCCCACGTTTTTACTGGAGACATGAGCCAGCCGACGATGAAAGCTATTACGGCTAGTGCAGCTTTACAGCGTGCGCCAGACACGAATCTTATCGTCGTCTTGCCGCGTCACGAAGCGAACATTGTATTCGCGCTGCGCCTTCTGAACAGCCGACCGCAGGCCAGCGTATTCATCCTTGGGCGCGAGAAAGCTGTCCCCAACCTTCATCTGGGACAACGGATACTTTGACGGGCCGGGGATCGGAACGTCCTTTTCAATTTTGTAGCGCATGTCTATCTCCTCACTTCAGGTTCATCTCGGCGCGCCGGTTGGCGGCTCGGGTTCTCCACGTCTCCCAGCGCATCCGCGCCAGTTCGGCTTTTGCTTTCGCCAAACCGCAGGCGATCCTTGCAGTGGTTGCCTCTTCAGAGGCCGCCAAAAACCGCTCATGGCATCGGGCGGCGTGTTCGGCCTTGCCTATCGGGCCGTCCATCGAGGTCACCAGCAGGCTGAAGACGGCCTTTTCCGCCTTCTCCAGCCTCATGGCTTCCCCTTCAGCGATGGCAGCCTGATCGAGGATGTGCTGGCACTCTCCCAGAAACTCGTCGATTGACCGTTCCATCACGTCACCTCTCAGAACGGGATATCGTCATCGAGGGTACGACCCCGATCAGCCGAGGCCCGGCCACGATCCGCGTACCCGTCACCACGCTGCGGGGCGCTGTCACGCTCCCGGGGCTGCTGGATCAGGAAATTGACCTGCCCGCGCTCGTCAGGCAGCGGCAGACTGTCCAGCCAGACACTGATCGACCCGTCGTCTTTCCGCATGGCCGAGCCGATGCGGTGGGGGTACTTCTTGTCTTTTCCCTGCCGGAAAACGATTACGTCCATCCTGCTCATGCTCACTCCTTCTCCTGCAGCATAGCGAGATGCTTTTCTGCACGGTCCTTAAGATACTTGGCAGCCGCCGGGGGCAGCTTATCCAGCAATTCCTTGCTGTTCTTCATGATCAGGCCGAGCGCGACCTCGCCGCTGGCATTGTCGATGATCGTCTTCAGGTTGTCGGCCTCGGCCTTCAGGTCAGGCGAGATCGCGGCCGGGGCAGCCTTCTGAGCGACTGGAGCCGCCTTGTCCGACCGACCAGATGCTGCATTGCCGTCATCGTCCTCTGGAGCCACGCCACAGACCGCCATGGCGGCATAACGCCGGGCGTAGGTGATGGCGCTGCCGTAGCCCTGCGGGTCGGTCTTGACCGGGTTCAGGGGGTATGTCCCCTCCAACCACTCCCCGCTCTCATGCAGCAGGCGGGTGACCAGCACAGGCTGGCCATCGACCATGTCGGGCATCTGGACGAGGCTCAAACCGTTCTTGGTCAGCGGCTCGCGGATGGCGTCCCAGACGGCGGCCAGATCTGCATAACGGCTGCGGAATGCGGGGTTGGCCTTGTCCTTGATGGCCCCCTCGATGACTGCCTGCGCCTTGGCGAGAGCGGTCGCCAGCAGCAGGATGTTCTCACTGGTCCTCATATCAACTCTCCTTGATCGTTACCGCGCCAGACTTGGAGCGGGTGGCAATAATTCCGTGGCCTTCGATGCTCTTCACGTCAGGCTCAAACAGGCCCTTGATGGTTGCCTTCGCTTCATCGTGCGTAGCGACCCAGACCCTCGACCGCAGCCAATCATCGGCAGCGGCGGCCCAGCGGTTGTCACCCTGCATCGAGATCTTCCGCATGGTCGGAGACTCGACCCAAGCGCCCGATGGTGCCCAGCCCGGCGGCGGCGTGTCGCTCTGGACGTGATTCCAGAACATCTCGCAGCGATCTTTGACCTCAAGAGCGTAGAGCCAATCGAACTCGACCCGCCGGATCTCATGGGTCATTGTCCCGATGATCACCGACAGATAGGCTTGGTGGGCGCCAGTCACCATCATCTGGACATGGATCTGGGCAGAGTACTTCGACACGACATCGTCAATTTTGGAAAATTGATTGACGTGTTTGGCCTCAACCGGGCATCGCTCATCCATCAGCCAGCCGTCAGGCGTAGCCGTCAGCCACGCATGATCGGGGTGGGTCTGCACGCCGACGCTGCGGGTGATGATCATGCCCAACTTGCGCGCCGCAAAATCCAGATTTACCGCCTCAGTGGCAATCCCGATCTGCACCGGCAGCACGTCAGACAGATCGCTGTACGGCTTCCGGCCGGTCTTAACCCCCCAGAGCGAATATACCTCTTCTGGCGTGCCGGTCATGATGATGGTGGCGTCCGAAGCGCCGACGCTGCTGCGCCGACGCTCCAGTTCCATGGGGGTCAAGCCGCCACCTCTTCGGCAACGGCTTCGACCGGATTAATCAAGGCGGTCAGATCCGCGATCAGGGCAACGGCCTCTTCATCGGACAGAGAGATGTGAACGCCGCCAGTGTAGTAGATTGAAAGGCTTCCGCTTGCCGTGCGGGAAATTGTGGGCACGTTGTGCGTAAACGCTGAAACCGTAACCAAGGCCATATCTGATCTCCTCATGTGCGCCGGGTCGGCGTTTGCACAGATCGCCACATTTTTTCGCGCCTTGCAACAGAAATAATGCGCTTCATGTTTTTTGTTTGCGCGACCCCTATTTTGTGTGCTGTGGTGCGTCATCACAAGGAGGCCACATGACCAAGCCATTCAAGGACAAGAGCGCCCACATCGCGGCCATGGACGACACCATTTTCGCCACGCTCACGGCAATCGCCCAGAACAACGAGCGGTGCCCTACCGACGCCACTATGGGCGAACCGCACGGCTGGTCCGGCAGTCAGGTCCAGCGGGCCATGTTTCGGTTGAACGACTCCCAGCGGATCGTCTGCGAGGTGCGTGGCGGCCGCCGGGTGGTGACCATCCCCAGCCTCGGCATCTCGACGCAGTCGTATTTTCCGCCTGAGAAGGCCGGTAAGCCGCAGTGCGACCGCGTCAAGCTGTCGCTGGCGAGCATCCCCGAGAATGCAGCCCGAGCAATGACGGCTCTGCGCCGGAAGCGGATCGTTTGCTTTGCCGAGCGCGTCAATGACACATCGACGCGGGTGACGGGCTGGTTCAAGGTGGGCAGCGAGTATCTCACGCTGGAACAGCTTCTGGCTCTGCCCGGCGCAAAGGAAACGAAATGATCAGACGACGCAAGCCGCCCAAGAGCGGCATCAGGGAATTGCCCCAGACAAGGTCGCGGGCGCACCTGCAATGGGTGCGTGGGCACGCCTGCGCCATCGACAACGACCAGTGTGACGGCAGGATCGAGGCCGCCCACGTCAGGATCGGCACCGATGGCGGCATGGGCGTGAAGCCGTCCGACATCTACACCATCCCGCTCTGCCAGTCTCATCACGACCAGCAACACCGGCTGGGCGAGCGGTCGTTTGAGGCCCTGCACAAGATCTCGATGCTGCGGATTGCGGAGGATCTGGTGCGCCGGTCGCCTGCGGTCAGGGAGGAATAGATGGCGCGCTGGTATAGAGCCTATGAGGGCACGACCACAGACCCGAAGCTGGCCGAGGCCGCGCTGATTGCCGGGGCACCCAGATCGGTCGTCATCGCCACATGGCACGCGATCCTTGAGGCGTGCGCCACGGCCAACGCTGGGGGTGATTTCGACCTTCCTCCCCGCCGGGTCGCCGTGCTCTTAGTCGAGCCAATAAGCCTTATCGAGCAGACCTTCGCCGCGCTGTCTGAACTGGGCCTCATTGCGGGTAGCACGGTCGTGCGCTGGCGGGAGCGGCAGTACGAGAGCGACAAATCTGCTGCAAGAACAAGGGCTTACCGGGAGAGGATGAAGACGTCACAGCCCGTCACGGTGACACCTTGTGACGTCACAGCACCGTCGCGTGACGTCACAGTGACGCCCCCAGAGACAGAGACAGAGACAGATACAGAAACAAAGATAGTTATTACCCCTAACGGGGTAACCCCAAATAAGACCCTGACCGAGGCTGTGGATGGCTGGAACGATCTGGCTGCCGTGGCAGGGCTTGCCGGGGTCCAGCGTCTGACAGAACCCCGTCGAAGGGCGCTCAAGGCGCGGCTGGCAGAGGCTGGCGGCATCGAGGGCTGGCTGGCAATGCTGGAGCGGGTGCGGGACAGCAGCTTCCTGACCGGCGGGAATGATCGAGGCTGGC